GAACTTATGTTGTCTCACGATATGATAAAAAAGTTACTACCTTCTAGAAGAAGGAGTGAACTTCTAGCGGCAATCGAGCTGGAGTTAGGTGATGATTCTGACCATCTTAATGATGACCCTAATCTACCTCCACCAGACTACGATACGCAAAAACTCGATTATTATAAACAATATTCGTTTTATTTAGAATCTGTCTTAAAACAACGTTGTCCTGATCTTTCACGTGATGTACTTGTTAAGAGTTTCCGTAAAGTTTAATTCACTCAAGAGCCATAGCCTAGTCTGTACCATGTCGGTAAAGGCTTCGGTCATAACACACTCCTAGGAGGCATTATGTTAGTTGCTAAACGAGCAACACCTAGTCCGGTTACCTTACAATATGCAGACATTTTCAAGATACCCCGCATTTTGTCTGTTCCTTTTTCACGTGATGTGGAAAGGTGGATAAAATGCTCTGGTATTGAATGGACAGTTAAGCGTTTAAAGGACATGAAACTTGATTTAGTCCGTTTGAAAGCTGGGCTTTTGCCCTGTTCTCAGTGGATATCCCAAGAAGATAAAATCTTCAAAGGAAGTTTCGGTGGTCTAGTAAAGTGGGCATCACGAGATTATAAAAGATGGTCAAAAGCCATTCTTTTTCTTCAGATGTATACCCAGTATTACTCACCTCAAGTCACTAATTCTCAAGAGAAGAAGTTTCTTGATGGTGTAAACGCTAACTCCGTAGTTATTCCATCGCCTTTAATAGATGATATACGACTTGCTGTCAAGAGAGCTGGTATAAAGAAGCACATAGTGCGTTCTCCCAGATCTATCTTGTTTCAAGTTCCGTCAACAACTCGGCGTGAGCCGCATGCTGATGGACGTTCCTTTCCTGAGGGTGAAGCAACACTTGAATGTGCTACTTCATTCACAAGAGGAACCCGTATCGGTTGGGATATTCGTTCTAAGTATAAGAAAATCTTCGACATAGTCGAAGAAGGTATTATATTAGAAGATCACCGTGATGGTGATATTGCAGATTATCCTAACTGCGTTGGAAAAATCGGTCTTATCCAGGAGGCTGGCTTCAAGCTTCGTGCTGTTGCCAATCCTGCTCGCATCTACCAAGAGGCTTTACGCCCCTTGGGAGATCAATTGTATGACATACTCAAGGTTCTGCCTTGGGATTGTACACACAATCAAGAGCTGCCTATGATACCACTTGTGGAATCATTGAGGCATGAGAAGATGATATATTCCATCGATCTGAGTGGAGCAACTGATTACTTTCCCTTGGACCTCCAAATTGAAGTCCTTGACGAAATATTCCCCGATAAGGAATACATAAATCTATTTAGAGCTCTTTCTAGAGCTCCATGGAGATATGGTAAGAAGTTTATCCGTTGGTCAAAAGG